GCTATTGGGAACCAGATCCTAGGTTTCAAGAATATCAAAAGTGGGAACTAGAAGAGAAGGCAAAACAAAAAAAAGATCCAGAATATATCCATCCAGAGTTGGAGGATTTTAAAAGATATTGCTGGATTAGAAGGTTGAGCGGACATTGGTTTAGCAACAACGGAGAACCTACGTACATTACAGGTGTTCATTGGTACTACTTGTCTTGCTATCATATGGACGTTGGCCTTCCAAGATATAGAGATAAAGATAGAGAGCTGTTTTACTTTTGGGACTACAATGTAGAAGATCCAGAAAGTTTTGGTATTGTATATGTAACTAAACGTAGATCTGGTAAGTCTTTTACAGCAGGTTGTATTGCATTAGAGGCAGCGTCTAGAAGTGAAAACTTTTGGGCAGGTATCCAATCTAAAACAGATGAGGATGCAAAGATATTATTTAGAAAAACAATTATAAACGCATATAGAAAGCTACCTTCTTTCTTTAGGCCATTGTCGGATGTTCCTTTAACAGGAAAGGTTCCAGCAACTGGTCTTAAGTTCTCTACAGGTAAATTAGAACTAGACGAAGAAGAGTTGATGTCAGGTATTGATTTCAGATCTTCTGGTGTTACGGCTTATGATGGTCAAAAACTAGGATACTATCTACACGATGAGATTGGTAAGGTAACACTATTAGACATTAGGGATAGATGGAATGTCGTTAAGTATTGTTTACTTGACGATCAAGGTAAGATAATAGGAAAGTCTTTCCATACAACAACGGTAGAGGAAATGGAAGCAGGTGGTAGTCAGATGTTGGACTTATGGAAGAACTCAAACCAATATGAAAAGAAAGGAAAGAGAACAGCCAGCGGTCTTGCTAGATTCTTTGTGGCAGCAGATGAAACAAGACATCTTCATCCAAGATATGGTATAGCAAATAAAGAATTAGCTAGAGCTGAGATATTAGAAGAAAGGGAGTCTTTGAAAGAAGATCCTAGAGCTTTATCTTCTGCAAAAAGAAAGGAACCGCTAGATGAGAAAGAAGCGTTTCAATCAGATAGTTCTGTTTGTGTATATAATCCAATATTATTAAACGATAGGCTAGATATATTAAAGTGGAGCAAGTCTAGATTAAAGAAAGGAAACTTCCAATGGAAAGATGGAGTTAGAGATTCTGAGGTTGAGTTTAGAGAAAGTGTAAACGGTAGATTTTTAATTGCCGAGATGCCAGCTAAGCCAAATGCTTTTGAAAAGAAAGGAAGTGTTATCAAGCCTATGAATAGTTCTATGTATTCAGCAGGTGTCGATCCATTCTCTCACCAAACGGTAAGCAAGTCTCACGAATCAAGAGCTTCTAACGGAGCTATGGTTATATTTAAAAAAGCAAACCCATTATCTCCTACTGAGTACGATATGAGTCCTGTTCTTTACTATTGTAATCGCCCAGATTCGCCTGAAACCTTTTATGAGGACGTACGTATGGCTTTGTGCTTTTATGGCTGTAATGCGCTTATAGAGAACAATAAACCAGGTATTATTTATTACCTTGAGGAGAAAGGCTGTGCAGACTTTTGCTTTATGCCTCCAGATAAGACCACAAGGGGTTTGTCAGCTACATTAAAGACGACTACGTATATGGCCGAGCTAACGGACCAGTACATAAATGACCACATAAACAATGTTTGGTTTGAGGGGCTTATAGAGGAATGGTTACAATTTGACCCAGGCGATACGACCAAGTCGGATAGCGCAATGGCAGCAGGTTATGCACTTATGTTAATTAATAACCATAAGTATAATCCAAAGGTCGGAAAGAAAGAAGATATTGATGTTTTGAACGTATTACCATTCTTAAGGGGAAAGAGCTCTAGCAACCTTTTGGGCAAAAAACTAGGTTTTTAAAGCGTATTATATCAACACAACTAATAAGACGAGATGTCAGCAGAAATAATTAGCAATGCAAGGACCTTATTCCCAAACGAGGATGTAAGCCCTAAAGAAAAAGAATCAAAAGAGTGGTTAATGCAATTTGCGCAAGCAGCATTTAACTCCTACGGAGACACACCATTTGGCTCAATCGGTTATAGATCTAGAGACAAATATGAGTGGATTAAAACATACGCTCAAGGTCGTCAATCTATAGAAAGATACAAAAGAGTATTAACACCAGATCAAGATCCCAATAACAATAACCTTGTTGTTGACTGGTCTGTATTGCCTATTATACCTAAGTTCAGAAGAACAGCTTTAGGATTATTAGAGAAACAAAACTATGATATTCAAATAGATCCAGTGGATCCGTTTGCTCAATCAGAGAAGGATATGCTAGTTGCTGAAATGAAAGCAAAAGCTATTCTTAGAGAAGAATTTAAAAAACAAGGAAGACCAGATCTAGCGGAAAGTGCAGCAATTATGGCTAACCCTGGAGAGCCAGATGATTTAGATGGAATTGAAGTTGCTGAATTAGGTATGCGTCATAAGACATCTATGGAAGCTGAGTTAGTAGTTGAGTTGGTGTTTGACCAAAACGATTACGAAGGACAACGTAGACAACAATTACAAGATCAGTTTGACTATGGTGTTGCTATATTTAAAGATTACGAACAAGATGGTTTAGTAGGATTTAGAAGAGTAGACCCTAGAAGATTCTTATCTAATTTCTGTACATACCCTGACTTTAGAGATTTAAGATATGCAGGTGAGGTATTAGAGGTTCCTGTTGCTCAATTAATTCAAATGAGCAATGGTGAGTTAACCAAAGAAGATATTGAGTTTATTTATAAGTATGCAAACGCAAATCAATGGCGTGGAAATATGCCAGTAGGTAATGCATACTATGGTACATATAATGACTTTTGGAATAAAGGAAAGGTTCAAGTATTGGATCTTGAGATTATGTCTACAGATGATTTAGTTAGAGAAGAAAGAGTTGACCGTAGAGGAAATACTATTTTTGGAAGAGCTGGATTTGAAGATACAAATAATAAAAAACAAAAGTTTAAAAGAAAACAAGTTGTAGGTATATATAGAGTTAAATGGATTGTTGGAACTAACATTTGCTTTGACTATGGTAAACAATGGAACATTAAACGTGATCCAATTAACATAGCAAGAGCTAAATCTAGTTTCCATATCGCTCCAGTTGATTTCTTTGATATGAAGACATTTAGCCGTATGGAAGCAATTATTCCTTACGCTGATGCAATTCAGTTGGCATTTTATAGATTACAACACGAATTAAATACCGCTGTTCCACGTGGTTTTAATATTAACCTTGCAGCCTTAGAAGAAGTAAGTTTATCTGGTGGAGGAAAAGCTATGAGTCCTTCTGATATCATTGATTTGTATTTACAAAGAGGTGTGTTAGTCAGTCGTTCAGTAGCAGCAGATGGAAGACAAGTTCCTCCAGCTATTAACCAGTTAGAAGGTGGTGTAGGTAATGCTATTTCTGAATATTGGAATATGATTAATAATAATCTAGATATGATTCGTCAGACTCTAGGTTTAAATGAACTTACAGACGGTTCAACGCCTAATCCTAAGTTCTTAACTACAGTTGCACAATTAGCTGCATCTGGAACTAATAATGCGTTAAGCGATATTAGCTATGCAGATAGAGCTATTGCTCAATCGCTAGCTGAAGCAGTTGTTATTCGTGTGCAAGATGTAATTAAAAGAGGTGGTGGTGAAGCTTATGATAATTCATTAGGCTTAGGAACTGTAGAGCTATTAAAACGCTCACAAGAGATTTCTAAATACACTTATGGTATTTCAATTGTAGACAAACCTACAGCTGAAGAAAAGGCTAAATTAGATGAGTTAGTTAAAGTTGCTTTACAATCTGGTCAAGTTAATATTGATGATGTTATACGTTTAAATAACATTCAAAATATTAAACAAGCAGAATTATTCTTAGCTTATAAAGTTAAAAAGAATAACGAGAAGAAGCAACAAGAAGCAATGCAAGCTCAACAAATGAATGGTCAGATCCAACAACAATCTGCTATGGTAGCTGAGCAAGCTAAACAACAAACTATCCAAATGGAATACCAAATGAAGTCTGAACTTGAAAAGGTAAAGGCGGATATGGAAGCTCGTTTAATTGAATTGCGTGGTCAGTTTGATTTAGAGAGAGAAAGAATTTCTGCAACAGGTAGAGTTGAGTCTTCGTTTGTTCAAGCTAAAGAAAGAGATGCTGCTAATATCAGAGACAACAAAACCAAGTTGATGCAAGATGGCAAAATGGAAGATATGGGTGAGATTGACGTTCCAGCAGAATTAGAATCTAGAGTAGCTCCAGAAACAGCAGGAGGTCAACAATTAAACATTCAAGAGCCTTCAGGATTTTCTTTCTTAGGAAATGCTAATCAACAATCTCCAGCTGCTCAAGGTGCAGATATGATGCAACAGGGAATGAACGAGCAAATGAATGCTGCTAATCCAATGCAAGAAGAACAAGGTATGCAAGAGGAAATGGCAGGTGCGCAAGAAGAACAAGGAGCGCAAATGAGTGAGGAACAACAGCAAATGCAAGATATGTTAGCATTTCAGAATCAACAAGGTGCGTAATATATTCATAACATAAACACAGACACAAATGGAAAACACACAAGAAACGGCACAAGTAGCTGAACAAGTAGTTGAACAAACTGCTCCAGTTGCAGAAGCACAAGCTCCACAAGCGGAAGCTCCACAAGAGAATCCATTTGCAGGAGAAGGAAAATGGACAATAAAAGGTGAGCACTCAAGTGCAGGGGTTCAATACAACCAACCTGTAAATCAATTTGAGGAAGCACCTACTGAAACAAAGGTAGAAGAAACTTCAACTGTTGCAGAAAATGCAACAACTGAAACGCCTGAAGTTCCAGTTTATAGAGCAGAAGATACAACAGAAAGCGTAGTATCTTCACAAGAGCAAGCTACTCAAGAACCAATTGTTTTTGATCCTTGGGAGAAGTTAGGTTTACAAGAAGACGATTATGCAAAGCAATTAATCGATGCTTATAAAACTAACCAGCTTGACGAGTTCTTAATTAAGACGAATACAAACTATGACTTGTATACAGACGAAGAGATCATTAAAACTCAGATCGATTCTAAATATCCAAGTTTAGGTGAAGAAGAAAAGAATCTGATATTACAGAAGACTCTACAGAAAGAGTATGGAATAACAGGTGACGAAGACGATGATAAAGTTGCACGTTTGATGATGAAGCTAGAGGCAGACAAGATCCGAGATGGATTAAAAGCTGAACAGTCTCAATACAAACCAAAAACTTTTGAAAACGAAGCGTCAAAATTTGAAGCACAGTTGAAAGCTCAACAGGAGGCAATTCAGCAACAAGTAGAAAGCTTCAAGAGTCATTTAACCTCACTACCAGACTTCAAGCAATTCGAGACGAGCAGGCTTGTAGAATTTGGAGACGGTGAAAACAGAATGAATTTTGAGGTAGAAAAAAATGCTGACTTCTTGGGTGAAACATTAGACCAAAACAAGTTCTTTCAAAAATTCGTTGGCCAAGATGGTCAATTGGATATGAAGAAATGGATGAAAGCTTGGACATATGCAAACAACCCAGCTGCTGTAGAAAAATCTTTAATCAATTATGGTAAATCCCTAGGAGAAAAAAGATTATTTAATGAGCTTAAAAATACTAAGGCAGAGGATGTTGTTCAGACTCCATCAAGAGGTTCTGGATTCGTGATAAAAGCTATCGATGGGAAACCATTTGGTGGTTAAAATATAAAACAATTTTTTAAAACTTTTAAATTAAAACAAAATGGCGTTTACTTACGGCAATGGTGTAGCAGGTGCTACCAACAAGTATACCGCATCAGCGGTGGCTCTCTTAGACCAAAGAGAGATTTATAACCAACTTATCGACATCCAAGACGATGCTGAGTGGTTAGATTTTATGTATATGGCAGGAAAAAAAGACGCAACTGCGGTTCCTTTCTATACTTCATTCTACAATGACAATCTTTACAAATTGTTAACAGTAGCTGGCGTTCCAACTGGAACTACAACTATTCCTTTGATCCCTTTATCTACTGCTGATTACAACTTTATTTTAGTTGGTGATTTGTTAAAATTCCCTAGTGGAGCAGTTGGTCGTGTTCAAGAAAAACAATCTGCGGCTATCATTAAAGTTCAATCAGTTTCTGGTACAGCTTTAGCTGCTTCTTTAGCTGCAATGAATGGTGTTAAGTTATCTGCTTTCTCTAATGCGCAAGAAGAGGGTTCAGTTGAGCCAGGTACTCGCCGTTGGTCAGTTAACTCTTTACAAAACCGTGTTCAAATCTTCCGTAATGCAATTAAAATTACAGACGTTCAGAACGCTTCTAAAATCGAGTTAGAGTTCAATGGTAAACCATACATCTTACCTTACGAAATGATCCAAGGTTTACAAAAACACCGTGGTGATATTTCTTTGGCTATGTGGTTAGGTGAAGTTTCAAACACTTTATTTGCTGACGTAGATGGTCCAACAGCAACTGCAACTCCTCCTTACTTACAAGGTACTACTGGTTATGGTGTTCAAACTACTCGTGGTATGGATTCTTACATCACTAACTACGGTATTAATGATTCAGTTACTACTGCTGGTACTTTCACTTTATCTGATTTATCTGACTTAGAAGCTCAATTAACTGCTGTTCGTGCTCCAATGGAATATATGATCGCAGGTTCTAATCCAGCTGTTGCAGTTATTTCTGATTTCTTGAAAAACTTACCAAGTTCTGGTGCTACAATTACTACTAACGTAAATACTTTAACTCCTCCAGTTGGTTTTTCTTCTCAATCAACTGCTAATAACGGTTTCTACAAATCTGGTATTAACTCTGGTATGTTAAGTGTTAATGGTCGTGAGATCGATTTACAAGCTGAGAAGTTTATGCACGGTGGTTACACTTATAACTTGAAAGCGTTCAAAGTATTATCTAATACTGACGTTATCAACTACACTGGTGGACCAATCGCTAAATCTATCTACTTCTTACCAATGGGTAAAGTAAAAACTGTTGGTGGTGGAATGAACGATTACTTCCGTTACAAATATATGGCTCAACCAGCTCCTGGTACAGGTTCTGTAGAGACAGCAGAATTAATGACTGGTGCTCTTGCTCCAACCCCTACAAACCAAGAACAAAGCTTAACAGTTTCTTGGACTTCAAATATGGGTCTTGAAGTATTTGCTCCAAACAAATTTGCTAAAATTACTAATATCTTAGCATAGTAAAACTTGAGGAAAGGAGGGGGTTCGCCCCCTCTAATCTTCACTTAAAACACACAAACATTTTTTAACACAAAACACAAAACACAAATGGCACTTAAAAAGTTAGGAGTCTATAACGACTTCTCTGATGAATTAAAAAAGCTTATTGCTTTACCTAAAAAAGGTACGCAAATTTCCTACAGATTTTTAGATATATACGAAGACCCAATGAGTGGTCAGTCTGTATATAAAGCCAAGTTAAAAATCCCTCCATTTTCTAAATGTTTTGATCCAGGTAAAAACGAATGGGTTGAAATAGGTTTAGTATCTGGTGTAGATCATTTTGGAAATCCAATTCCTAACAGAGTAAGAAGAGTTTGGGCATCACCACAAGAGAATGCAGGTATGTTGCATTTAACTATTGGTAATTCACAAGATGATGAATTATTCCAATATCTTGAGCTTGCTTCGTTTAATTCAGCTAATGCAAATAGAGATGAAGAGATTCACCCTATTTTAGAGCGAGTTAATTTTGAAGCGGAGGCTAAGGAAAACCGTCAAGCTTTACGTATGAAGAGAGATGCTTTAATCAAAGCAGCTGCTTTATCTAAAGAAGAAGTATTCAATTTAACATTGTTACTTGGTTACGATACAGAACTTTCTGAAGAGGAAATGAGATTTAACATTGAGGATTACGCCGAAGGTGAACCAGAAGATTTTATGGAACGCATTAATGACAAGCAAGTTGGAATCAAAGCATTAGTTGCACAAGCTATTGTTTTAGACGTTGCTTACGTTAGCGTAGAAGAATCTAAATTAAAATGGACAGATTCTGACGGAGACATTATGAAGCTTGCAGACCTTGAAGACGATATGGTTTACGAACAATTCGCAGACTTTATTGACAAGAAAAAACAAGTAGCTGTACTTGATCAGATGAATAAATTAGTAGATGCAAAATTAGCTAAAAAGAAAGCTAAGAAATAACTTAAAGATGTGTTTGTGTTGCTCAACGGCCCCTATTCTTAGGGGCTTTGAGTTTTTATAAAGTGCGTATTATATGAG